GACGACGCCAAAGGCGGCGTCGGGGTGGGGGCGCTGAGCAGCGGCCGGTGTACGCTTCCTCGATTCACATCACCCCACCCGGCGCCCCCGGATCAAGTCCGGGGTCGCCACCCTCCCCATGAAGGGGAGGGAGTTATGTGACCCCCACCCCGACCCTCCGACTTCCAAGGGGAGGGAGTTGCCGCCGGCGCTAACGGGGCATGGTCAGCATCAGGCGCACGCTAGTGAAGATGGCCAGGCCGGCGATCAGCCCGAGGCCCGCCCCTTGCTCCATCAGAATTGCGCCAATCACGGTCCCGACGATCGCGCTGGCAAGCAGACCGAAAACCCAAATTGCCATCGTCTTCAGCATGAGGCCTCCTCTCGCAAGTCTCTCACATGAAGCACACGACAAGCGAATGACCCAAGACGAAGGGAACGACCCTATCGCACGCTGCGCGGCCGCCAGTGGCGCCGTGCGTGGCGTCGACTGGGACGCGGTGCGCCACGACTTTCTCCATAGCGGCATGGCCCAGCGGCGCATCGCCTGGAAGCACGGCACCTCCGCCAACAAGATGCGCGAGCGGCAGCGCGCGGAGGGCTGGGAGCGCGTCGTGCCGTGCGTCCCGCTGCCGACGCACTGGTCGGGGCCGCGCGCGGGCGAGCCGCCGACGCCGACGCAGCAGCGGCGCGGGCGGCTGACCAAGCGGCTCTACGCCGTGCTCGACGCGAAGCTGACCGAGTTGGAGCTGCGCATGGCCGAGCGGAAGGACGGCCCGCAAAGCGCCGCGGACACCGAACGCGACACGCGCACGATCGTCGTGATCATGCAGACCACCACCAAGCTCGCCGCGCTGGAAGATGCCGCGCGCGCGGCCAACAAGAACGCCAACACAAACGGCGCGAGGATTGATGACGATGCGGACCGGCTCCGCCGCGATCTTGCGGACCGCCTTGCGCGGCTCAGACGAAGCGGGGGCGCTTAGCCGATTCCTTTCAAGCCTTTCGGCCCGCGACCTCAACCGCCTGCAGTATGATTTCGAGCTCTGGGCACGGGACGATCAGCTCCCGCCCGCGCTCGCGCAAAGCGGCGTGCCGTGGACCACCTGGCTGATGCTGGGGGGGCGCGGCGCCGGCAAGACGCGGGCGGGGGCTGAGTGGGTTCGCTCGATTGCGCGCGCGGGCGAGGGCGCTTTGGCCAAGCCGCGGATCGCGCTGGTCGGCGAAACCTTGGCCGACGCCCGCGCCGTGATGGTCGAGGGCGTGTCGGGCCTGCTCGCCGTGCATCCGCACGCGCAGCGGCCTCTCTACGAACCGTCGAAGCGGCAGGTGACGTGGGGCTCCGGGGCGATCGCGCAGATCTTCTCGGCGGAAGACCCGGAGAGCTTGCGCGGCCCCCAATTCACCGCCGCCTGGTGCGACGAACTCGGCAAGTGGCGGCGGCCCACCGAGACCTGGGACATGCTGCAATTCGGCTTGAGGCTCGGGGATGCGCCGCGCCAAGTGGTGACCACCACGCCGCGCCCCGTCCCACTCATCAAGACGCTGCTCGCCGATCCGCGTTGCGCGGTGACGAAGGTGGCGACCGCCGCCAATGCCGCCAATCTGGCGCCGTCCTTTCTCTCGGCGATCGTCGGGCGCTATCGCGGCACCCGTCTCGGACGGCAGGAGCTCGACGCGGAGCTGCTGGAGGACCGCGCCGGCGCGCTGTGGCCGCGCGCGCTCCTCGAAGCCTGCCGCGTGGCGGTGGCGCCGGAGCTTCTTCGCGTCGTGGTGGCGGTGGACCCGCCGGCCTCGTCGGGCCCCCATGCGGATGCCTGCGGCATCGTCGTGGCGGGGGTGAGCGCGGAGCCCCGCGCTTACGTGCTGGCGGACCGGACGCGGCAGGGCGTGCGGCCGCTCGATTGGGCGCGGGCCGTGATCGCCGCCTATCGCCGCTATGAGGCCGACCGTATCGTGGTCGAGGTCAATCAGGGCGGCGACATGGTGGAGACGGTGCTGCGCCAGGTCGATGCGTCCGTGCCGGTCAAGCCCGTGCGGGCGACGCGCGGCAAGGTGCTGCGCGCCGAGCCGGTGGCCGCGCTCTACGAGCAAGGACGCGTGTCCCATGTGGGCGCGTTTCCCGAGCTTGAAGACGAGATGAGCGATTTCGGCGCGGACGGTCTGTCGGGCGGCGTCAGCCCCGACCGGGTCGACGCGCTGGTCTGGGCGCTCACCGAGCTTTGCTTGCGGGCGCCGCCCGAGCCGCATGTGCGATTTGTATGACCAAGCAGTGTCATCAGCCGCGAAAGCGGGTGATTCAGGCGATGACAAGACATAGGTGAGCCATGGCAACGGGTTTGGGCGAAAAGCTGCGGCGGGTTCTCGGGCTCGAAGCGAAGGCCAGCAAGACGGCGAAGTTCGTCGCATGGGCGAGCGGCGGGCAGCCGGTATGGACGCCGCGGGACTTGTCGAGCCTCGCCCGCGAAGGCTTCACCAAGAACGCCATCGTCTATCGCGCCGTGCGCATGATCGCGGAGGCCGCCGCGAGTGTGCCGCTCTATCTGTTCGACGGCGAGCACGAGATCGACGAGCACGCGCTGCTGTCGCTGCTGGCGCGCCCCAACCCGATGCAATGCGGGCCCGACCTGCTGGAGGCCTGGTACGGCCATCTCATGGTGGCGGGGAACGCCTATCTCGAGGCGGTGCCGGTGGAAGGCGCGGTGCGCGAGCTGCATTGCTTGCGGCCCGACCGCATGAAGCTGGTGCCGGGGCCGGACGGCTGGCCGGAGGCCTACGACTATGCGGTCGCCGGGCAGACCGTGCGCTTCGAGCAGGACACGGACGGGGTCCGGCCCATCCTGCACATGGTGCTGTTCCATCCGCTCAACGACCATTACGGCTTGAGCCCGCTGGAGCCGGCCGCCACGGGCGTCGATCTGCACAACGCGGCGGGCGCCTGGAACAAGGCGCTGCTCGACAACTCGGCCTGCCCCTCCGGCGCGCTGGTCTACACGGCGAAGGACGGGCAGTTGAGCCCCGAGCAATATGCGCGGCTGAAGGCGGAGCTCGAGGACTCACTCCAGGGCGCCAAGAACGCCGGGCGGCCGCTGCTGCTCGAAGGCGGGCTTGACTGGAAGGGCATGTCCTTCTCACCCAAGGATATGGACTTCATCGCCGCCAAGCATGTGGCCGCGCGGGAGGTGGCGCTTGCCTTGGGCGTGCCGCCCATGCTGCTCGGCATTCCCGGCGACAACACCTATGCGAATTACGCCGAGGCCAACCGCACCTTCTGGCGGCAGACCGTGCTGCCGCTCGTCAACCGCACCGCCAAGGCGCTGTCGGCCTGGCTGGCGCCCGCCTTCGCCGACAGGGAGCCGCCGATGGATGCGCCGGCGCTGGAGCTGCGTCCCGATCTCGACGCGGTGGAGGCCTTGAGCACCGAGCGCGAGGCCTTATGGGCGCGGGTGCAAGCGTCCGACTTTCTCACGGTCAACGAGAAGCGCGCCGCGGTCGGCTATGGCGCTGTCGACGGCGGCGACGTGTTGGCTATGGCGCCGCCGCCGTAGCCTCCCGCCAACGGGGTGTACGCGCGCGTCCACCATGGTAGCTTTACCTCGGGCATTACATGAGGGAGGCACCCATGGCGCTGCGACTGACACCACCGACCAAGAACATCTTCTATCTCTCGACGCTCTGCGCGATCGTCGCGTTCGTGCTCTATCTGCTCGGCGTGTTCGGGGTGATCGGCGGCGGCTTCGCATCCATCGCCCATTTCACCTTCTGGATCGCCATGCTGGGATGGGCGCTGATGACCGCGGGCGTCGCCATGAAGGGCGTCTAGGCTCCGGCACACTTACCATCGTCATGTCCGGACTTGATCCGGGCATCCATGCCGTTTGCGCCACCGCTCTCGTGGATAGGCAAATGGAATGGATTGCCGGGTCAAGCCCGCCAATGACGGGGAGCGTGTGGCTCCGAAACAAGAAAGATAACAACATGTTGCAACGCTTTGGCGAAACCGCGCCCGAGCGCGAGGTCAAGTTCGCGCCCGTCGATCTCAAATCGGTGGAGGCCGACGGTACGTTTAGCGGCTATGCCAGCCTGTTCAACGAGGTCGATCTCGGCCACGACCTGGTGATGCCCGGCGCATTCCGCGAGAGCCTGACGAAGCGCGGCGCGCGGGGCGTGAAGCTCCTCTTCCAGCACGATCCCAACGAGCCGATCGGCGTGTGGCTCGAGCTCAACGAGGATGGGCGCGGGCTTCATGCGCGCGGACGGCTCATGCCCGAGGTGACGCGGGCGCGGGAAGTGCTCTCCCTGATGCGGGCCGGTGCGCTGGACGGGCTCTCCATCGGCTTCCGCACGGTGCAGGGCCGCACCGACCCGGCGTCCGGCGTGCGCCGTCTCGACAAGATCGATCTGTGGGAGATCTCGGTGGTGACGTTTCCGATGCTTCCGGAGGCGCGGGTCTCGACGGTGAAGCGGCGTGCGGAGCGTGCAATGCGCGGCGATCTCTCACATCTGGCGCGCAGCTTCCGCCGCGGCGCGCAGGCGATGCGCGCCCGCTAAATCTTAAGAGCACACGATGCTTTCACCCGACGCGGGCCGCGCGGCCTCGCGCGCGCTTCACCGCGCGGGCTGGCTCCTGCATGCGCACATGGTGGAGACCAAGCTCCAGGCGCTGCGCGAGCCAGGAGGACGCCGAAAGAATCAATGCGCCGGAAAATCTCGTGAGCATCCCGGTCTTCAAGCACCACCTCATCACAGGATGGTTTGCCAGGAAGAGGAAGGGATTTGGCGGCATGTCGCCGCGGAACTATCTTCGTGGTAAGAGTTGGGAAGAGCGCACCAGAATTGGACTTGAGGCCCTCGTCAACGAGGGAGTGCTCCGGCCATGACACGCG